AATACCTTTACTGGTGTAGGGGCAAGTGGCGCATCGCAGTCTTGGACAAGAAACGGCTCTCCGACTCAAGGTAGCTTTAGCCCTTTCAGCGCAGAACGAGGCAAATGGGGGGTTTTATTTGAAGAGGATAATTCAGATTACCTTACTTTAAGCGATAGTGATTTTGCCTTTGGTACAGGCGATTTTACAGTGGAATGTTTTATTTTCCTAACAGGGAATGAAACTACATCAGGGGGTATTTTTCAATTTGGTTATGCTGGCACGGACGGTTCTCCAGCAATGGCGCAAAGGGATACCACTGGATTAACAATTTATACTAGCTCTGGTCAAAAAATTACTGGTAATAACTGCACTTTACAGTTAGGAGTTTGGTATCATTTAGCATATGTAAGATCTTCTAACGCAGTTACCGTATACAAAGATGGCTCAGTTGTAACTTGGAATGATGGCACGACATCTGCTGTTGATACGACAAGCATAAGCACTAATTTTGCTATAGGAAGATACTATAGCAATGACTATACGATGGATGGGTTTATCTCAAACTTTCGTGTTACAGGTTCGGCTGTTTATACAGGTGCTTTCACAAAACCCACGACACCTCTGACTGACATAACTAACACTGTTCTCTTAACTTGTAGAGATAACAGATTTATGGATGCTAGTAGCAAAGGAAATACTATTGCATCTATTACTGGAACCCCAAAGATACAACCCTTCTCACCCTTTGCGCCTAGTGCGGCTTATGATGCGTCAACTATGGGAGGGTCAGGGTATTTTGTCAGAACAAACAATGATTCTATAAGTTTTTCAGATTCTAGCTTGGCAATAGGAACCAGTGATTTTACTATAGAAGGCTGGTATTACTTTGATGGCGATAATAGCAGTAGTGTTGGGCTGTTTCAACAAGACGATGGTGTAAAAGGGCCAGCGATTGGCTGGTGGCCCGCCAATACTAATGGTTGGCAACTTTATTATGGGTCAAGTTATGTTGGAACCACTAACTCAGGCATAAGAATGTTTGAATGGATTCATGTTGCTTTTGTCAGATCAAGCGGCACGATTAAAGTTTATGTAAATGGGATAAATTCTGCTACCCAAAGCGACACAACCAATTACACCAGCACTAATTTTAAAATCGGACAGTATTACTCTACTGGTTACGGAATGGAAGGGTATATAAGCAATTTTAAAATGTCCTTAAATGCTATTTATACATCTGATTTTACTCCACCAACAGCCTTAGTGACTCCTACCTCTGGAGGGTCAAGTGCCGCCTCAACAAAGATTCTTGTAGATTTTACTAATGCCGCCATGTTTGACCAATCTGCAAAAACCATGGTAGCTACGATTGGGAATGCTCAATTAGATACGAGTGTAAAAAAGTTTGGAAGTGCAAGCTTAGAGCTTGATAATTCTGGTGATTATCTTACGATACCTCCAAGTTCGTTTATGCCTTTTGGGACGGGTGATTTTACCATTGAGTGCTTTGTTCGTTTTTTAACAGTCACTTCAAGTGGGATATTTCAACTTTCTAACGGCACTTTAAACAGTACTACAAGGGGGCCAGCGGCAGGATGTAGTTCTAGTACAGGTAAGTGGGGAATTTATTATGGCACTACTTGGTACGAACCAGCATCGTCCCAAGTCCCAAGCACTAACACATGGTATCATGTGGCTTTTGTAAGAAACTCTGGAACATCTAAATTATATATTGATGGAACTGAAATGGTATCAGCAAGTGACACTACAAATTATACAGACACTTACTTCACCATTGGCGGTTGGTATTCAACAGGTTATCTGATGCATGGATATATAGACGAGTTTAGAATTACTCATAAGGCAAGATACACTTCAAACTTCACCGCACCAACTGAAGAATTCGCAAATAGGTAACAATATGCAGATAGCTATAATAAAAGACAGTAAAGTAGAAAAAATAGGAGAACATAGAGAGTTGTTCAAGAATGTTGCTTTTCCTAAGTCCGGCCCACCCGCTGATTGGATGACAGAAAACTCTGTGATGCCTGTCACCTTGAGCCGTTCTTACGACAGGATGACACAGAAAAGCACTAGCGTAGATCCGTATATTGAATCTGGGATAGTGTATCTCCACAAGATAGAGTCATTATCAGACAGCGAGAAAACAGCGGCACAAACAGCGTTAAATAACGAGACAGCGGCAAGAAACAGAGAAGAAAGAAACAGAAGACTAGCAGAGACAGATTACATGGCCCTTAGTGATGTAACTATGAGCGAAGATTGGAAAACATACAGGCAAGCTCTCAGGGATATAACCAAACATGAAAACTTCCCGAATTTAAAATCCCCAGACATGGACGGATCAGGCGATAACGATTGGCCTACCAAACCATCTTGAATGACATAATATTATCTCTTGAATCTCAATATAAGCAATCAAGAGGCGATAACCGTGGACGGCTGAAAGCTCAGATAATGCTTCTAAGAAATAATGTTTGGTTGTGTAAGAGATGGGTAAAGCCGGAACTTGAATTGGTGTCAGACATAAAAAAAGCCCCTAAAAAGGGGCTTTCTGTACACACTGTTTGAATCTTAGGCTGTTTCTATTTTTGTGAATCCCGCTGGTTCTACCATAAACACTTCACCTTCAGAGTTCTTTAGCAGATCACCAATGGACATACTATGGTGAGAGAAAACTATTTTATCCACTTTGTCTGATCTGCCAATATTATGAAAGTGAAAAGCCTCGTCTAGATCATTTGTGTCAATAAATGCAACTGGTTGAAAGTGCTTGAAATATTCTGATTTCCAAACATATTCTTTTGTCCAAACGCCGTCTGTCTTTTTAGGCTTTAAGGTTCCTCTGCTTAAAAGAGACCCAATCTCGTATCCGGTTTCTGTTTTATCTGTGTTTTGAAGTAGTGTAAGCATTTTTTTCCCTGTTTTGTTAATTGATGTGATTATATTCTTATAAATAATATTATATGTCAACCCTTTTTGGGTTAAATAGTTATCTTTTTTTTAAATAATTCAAATAAATCTTTGCTTCAAGAAAAAGTGTATAATTTAAGGGGCTAAATCTAGCCAAGATGGGCCAATGAGCCAAAACTGTAAGTTAGTAAAAGGTATTTATGTTTGCAGAATTGGCGGCGATTGGTTCAGCCCTATCCGCGATAAACAGCGCAATATCCACGCTTAAAGAGTCCAAGCAAAATGCGGAGGATGCCGCTGGTCTTTTGGGAAAGTTTGGGCAGACAGCACAACGACTTGATAAATGGGAGAAGAAAACTAAAAGCAAGCGGCCTTTGACCCCCAAAGAAGCGATGGATTTAAGCATCCAACGGAGAAAGATCAAAGACACCGAAAATAAGCTGAAAGACCATCTCTTAATGATGGGGATGAGTGATGTATGGAGGACTGCTGAAGCCATTCGGCGTGAAAGTGAACGCTCACACCAGCAATATCTAAAAGACATTCACAAGAAGAGAAAGATAAGACAGCAAAAAATGCAGGAGCGTTTGACGGCGGCGTTTATCGTTTTTTCGTTAGTCTTCTTGTCGTTTTGCGGCTGGTATATCTGGGAAGCAGTTCAAAAGAAACGAATTGATAACGCCAAAGAAAGACTTGAGCAAGCAAAGGAAAGACAGCGTAATATGCGGAAATGCGGAAGATTCAAATGCTGATGGCATTTTTGCTCGTTGTGGTTGTAGATAATGAAATTGTGTCGGATAATAGGATGTTATTTCGGTCAATTTATAGCTGTAACATCTATAGTTCAGCAATAGAGCAAGGGAAATGGTCGCCAACTGATAGGCCATACTATAGACAGCAGAACGTAACTTCATATTGCGTTCCAAAGATGGTTCCAAAAGGGACGCTACTTTTTCACTAGGAGGCAAAATGTCTGGTTTGGAAATTAACACCGCGCCCACAGGGGAAACCCTAACAGAAGCAGAAATAAGGAATTATCTCAGGGTAGACGATGTTAATGAGCTTGCAACGCTACAGCTTCTAAGGGTAGCGGCACGAAGGTTTTTTGAAAGCTACACAGGCCGGAGCGTATTAACCCAGACCCTCACTCTTTTCCTTGATGATGTGAATGATGTTAATGATCCGATATATGAAGGGATATACAATAAGCCAGATTTAAACTTCTATAAGAATTATATCGTCCTACCAAGCCCACCAGTTCAATCGGTTTCACACATTAAAACCTATGACGATAGCGACACGGCAACCACTTTTGCCGCTTCAAAATATTATCTTGATAAGGTAAGAGAACCCGCACGAATCGTTCTAAGGACAGGCGAAACATTCCCTACAGCTTTACGAGTGGCGAATGCAGTAGAAGTTAAATATGTCGCTGGTTATGGTGCGGCGGCGGCTGTTCCACAGGATATAAAGGTTGGAATGCTTATGCACATCGCTTATATGTACGACCAAAGGGGTGACATGAAGAATTACCAAGAAACTATCAACGTGCCGCCGATGGTTAAGCAGTTATATGCAAGGTTTAAAGTGCTGGACGGTATGGCAGGGTCTAAATTCTCAGCGTTGGGGTAAATTATGGCCGTTGATTATGGCATAGGCTCAATGAGAGAGCTTATTACAATACAGGTTGAAGCAAGGACAGCAGATGGAGCCGGAGGCTTCACCAAAGCCTATTCTACGGACTTTACGGCTATGGCCTATGTCCAACCATTGCGCGGTCAAGATCCCTTCCTACAGGGCCAGCTTACGGAGACAATCATATTTGATTTTGTCATTAGATACCGAAGCGATAAAAGCGTAGACGCAACCAAGCGGATTCTTTACAACTCCAAGGTATATAATATTATCTCAAGCATCAATCTAGATGAGAGGAACCGATACACAGTGATTAGGGGCGAAAGAGGCGTGGCGGCATAATGTTTAAAAACGGAAAATCTTTTTTAATAAAAATGGAAAAAAGGTTAAAACAAAACCCAAAAAAGAACGTCAGGTTAGCTTTAGAGAGGGCAACTAACGAAGTAAGGAATCAGGCGGTACAAAGTATTATGAGAGGAGCTAAAAGCGGAATAACGGCAATGAGATACAATCCAAGGCGGCTCCATACAGCCAGCGCGACAGGACAAGCCCCCGCT